AACTCAATATCAATAAATTCAAGAGCTTTAGTTGGTTTGATGTAAATCTTACCTATCATTTGGTTTCTATCTAAATCTTCAGGAGTGTTTTGAACTGTAACTCTGAAGTCATATAAACCTCTGTCTCTACGAATAGAATCTAAGATTGGATTAACCGCATCTAAGAATTGTTGTCTAACTACCGCGTCGTTTTGTTCAAACAATAATCTTACAGCCACTGCCGAAATCAACTTACGTGCTTGTAACAACAATCTTCTAACGTTAATTCTATCTAATGCTGACTCTCTAATTTGAAGTGTTTTATTACCCCAAATAACTGTTCCGACATCATTGAATGTTGCGATAGGATTAATTCTACCCTTGTACAATGTGTCTCTATCTTCTTGAGTTAACTTTTTACGAGCCTTGATTGCGTTTACTAGTCCTCTTGTGTAACCAGCGGCTGCGAACCATGGGAACGCAATGTTATCAGTTAATGCCAAGTTTCTTGTTACTTCAGCAGTTGCAGGTAAGTAAATTTGGGTATTATTAACTGTATCACGAGTCAACACCCAAGGATAGTAAGTTGCGGTATAGTTTGAGTCAATACCCGCAGTTTCTAAAATATCTACAACCTCTTGTGGGTAATATAAATTATCAACTGAAGTTGATGGTTGTAATAAATTAAAATCAGGGATTGTCGTAATATAGATTGAATCCGCTCTGTCGTTTTCAATCATATCAATAGACGCCTCAACTAAATTACTATTATTATCAATATCAATACCAGGAGTAACAAATACGTTAATATTAACCGCTTCAGGGTTTGAGAAAGTTTTTTGACCTAACAAATATGCATAATAGTCAGTATTTGCCCAATCAACACTATTGTCACCTACAGTAATTTGTTTAAACATACCTGTACCTGTTGCTAAAGGATATGATGTCGATACACAAGCACCTGCCAAGTATCCACTTCTACCTAACACAAATCTGTCAGAATTAGTTCTTCTTTCAGTGTAGATATCCCATCCGTCAAAACCACCTTGTAATGCTAAAGTGAATTTACGAGAATATAATCTATAGTAAGGATTAGTTTCAGAAGTTGGTTCAGTATTAAATGACGCAACCCCACAATCAAACGCTTGGTTTCCTGAAGTTGTTAAACCATTATAATTAGGACTTAATTGACCTATTGTAACAACTGTAGCCCCACTATCCATATGGAATCCTCTTGACAAATATGCCCAATCAGAACCAGTTACTGCGTCACAGAAATCACTTACAGGATTTTGTTTACCTTTATAAATTAATAAAGATTCATCAATACCAAATTGACTTGAGAAACCTAAATAACTTCTTCTAACGTTGTCTCCTGAACTTTGAGTGTCGTTATTAACACCAGCAGAATTACCGAAAGGAGGGTCATATATTGTTTCACCAGGAATATAATATTTTGTCTTATATATTGGGAAAGCCGAATTTGATGAAGGATACTCTCTGTTAATATATCCTTCAAATCCACATGGTAACGCGTCTATTGGTGCATCAACATTAACTTCAAGCATAACATATTTAGAATTTAATTGGTATTCACCATCTGAGGTACCAATTTTCTTAGCAACATAGTTATTCAAGTTAGGGTCCATGCTACAATTTGAGAATTTCTCAACAACAACAGGGTTACTATCAGTATCGTAAAAATCTCTAACAATTACATCAAAAGTACCATTTGTGAATGATATATTTGCAACTGTAATTTTAACTTGTGTATTAGAATTATTACCATCTGAAATAGTGAAAAATTTAAATAATTCATAAATTTTATTACCTCTCAATTCTGACACAACCCATGGAGACTCGGCACTTTGATATTGTTCAAGGTACCATCCTAAAGAATCTGTAGTCAAATCTCTAGCTTTAGCAGATGTGTCTAAACCACAATTCAGACCTCTAATATATCCTTTATTGTATGCGTAATTAATTAAAGTAGTGTACGCTTCTTCAACAAATAGAGGGAACGTTGTTCTAGGTTTACTAAAATTAGATACACCAAGAACTTTAGAAATGAAATTAGGACTAGTTTCTAATAAATTAACTTCATATGTGAAATTAGTATTATCTATAGTATTTCCTGATAATAAGAATGTTGATAAAGGATTCTTAGTTACTCCTGAATAAGACCCCGAACACACCATAGTCAACGCAGTTGTTGCGGAAACTTGATAAACAGGTCCGTTATCACTTGAGTAATCAGCTAAACCTCTAGAACGTAAAGTTGCGACAACAATATCATTGTAATCAGAAAATGCTGTTCCTGAATATGAGAATACAGTACCTGATACACATCCTGAAAAAGAACCCGCGTTTCCATAAGCAGTACCCGATAATGATGTTACCGATGCATTAAATGAAATTCCTGAATATGAATCACCATACATTAAACCAAATGTGGAATAAAACCATGGGTCGTTTTTTGAATCACACGTAATTGCCGATAAACTGGTAACTCCGTATTCATTTGTAATTGCTGAGTAAACTGATGAATACGACGTATAAGCACTTGCCGGAATTGTTCCCCACATACTACCTGTGTATGCAGAAGTTGCTTGTGACCTCATAATATTCAATACCAATGATTTCATATCATCAGAAATTGATGATGTCCCACCATTAAATGTAGTGTATGGTAATGAGAAAATATTCGGATTTAAAGCAGTTGGAACCGAACCAAATGTTATTGACGATGTTGATGCGGATGTACCTGTAAATGTAAGTAAATAGTTTGTTGACCCTGTGAATATTATTGTATCACAATCAACATTTGCAACAGTACTGATAGACCATGATGGTCCAGCGTCATAACCGGATAACCCTAATACACGAGTTACAAAAAGTTGATTAGATTGTTGTAGGTAAGATTTGGCGATATACGCCGCCTCATACTTAGGTATTTGAGTGTTTATGAATTTTTCAGGTGAAGTACCTCCAAAGTAAAGTTGGAATTCGTCATAGTTAGTGACAAATATAGGTTCAAATGCCGGTCCCTTAATAGTTTCACCAACAATACCTAAAGTAGTTACACCCACATTTTGAGACACAAAACTCAAATCTCTTTCAGATGTATACACACCTGGAGAAACGAAAACTGTGTTTGATTTAGCCATTTAATGTAAGTTTTTTTATAATTTATTTTTCTATAAATACTTTCAGGTTTTTCAAAAAACTTTACATATCTTAATCTATTTATATTTTGGTATGATTTTTTTCTACTTTTTTATCCTATGAAATTTAAAAATTTAAAAATATCGGAATATCATCACGATTTACTAAAAAAACATTGCGATAAGCACGGTCTTAAAATAAATAAATTTATAGAAATGTTAATTAAAAAAAATTGTACAAATAAAAATGATATTTACGGAGAGTAATTAAATTAACTCAATACCTAATGACATTTTAGAATCCAATTCCGAGGTGACTTTTTGTATATCAATTTGTAAAGTATCACCATTATTAATTTGAATGGTTGATGAATTGGACCCATAAAAAAGACCATTAATGTATATATAATAATTTGTAATATTAACCTTAGACTCAACAGTTAAGTTGGCGGTATATTTAAATTCTTGTGTAATCGTTGTGGTCGCACCTTCAAAATTTAAAGTTAAACTTGAAGATGGAGCGGTTTCATTTTTAATTTTTTTAGATTTCACTTTTTTTGTATCTGTTTCAATTAATTGTAATACTCTATTAATTGCAGGTTTAACTTCAAATTCATCTTCATCAATTAAAAACCCCATTAATGTAAACCCGTAACTTTGGATATAATATCTTCTTTTTTCAACGTCCATTACTGATTCATCAGAAATTTCATTCATAACTATTGGAATGTAATGACCTTTAACATTTGTGTAAGCTTGACGAGATGAAAATTTTTCTATTACTTTTTTATTAAACTTATTTAACTCTCTCATTCTATTACAAACTATTTTTACTGAGTATGTAATATCAACAGGTACTGGTTGTGGTATTGTATAAACATCGTACCCTTTTCTTTCACCATCCCACGTTGGTACTGCTGCGTAAAAATATTGTTTTCTATTTGGAATAGTCCACATTAATGATGGTAATGAACCGTATTTAACTTCAGGATTTCTAATTGTTGTCACAAAAGGAGGTTCAGGATTTTTATCTAAATTTTGAAATGACCAAGTTTTTGCGTAATTTGACCAGTTTTGAGTTGTCATGATAATGTCAATAATTGGTACTTTAACACCATCAGTACTAATCTCTAAATCATTTTTAACAAAATCTAAAAACCCTCTATCCAAATCTTCGTGTAATATAGATTTTGGTAGATATGTTCCATGCTCGTTAATCATATCAAGCATTTCTATCCTACGAGACAATCCTTCTTTTTTAGGGATAAGACTAATGTCTTTTTTTATTTTTTTAGGTAACCCCATTTTATATTCCGTTAAATTCGTTTGGTCCTACAGGTGACGCATTTATTGTTCTGTAGAATGGTTTATATCCTGCGTAAGTATGTTTATTATCTGAAACAACTTTACCATCATTATTAACTGTATAGTATCTTACACGGTTTTCTTTTTCATAATACCCTATATAGTCACCATATTCAATTTCAATACCTAATTCATCCAAATGTGACTGATATACTGAAATTCTAATATTACCAGGTTCAAATTGATTAATTTTACTAGTACCTATATTTTTATTTTCAGGTGCAGATACTTGAACATATGCCTTAAACTCGACAGGTGTGAGAAATTTAATTCCGTTAGCTAAAGCCTCCCCATAAACATCATCAATATCTGTCTTTTGTTTATCGATTTTGTATAAGACCAAAGTAAAGTTCATATCCCCTTCTAGCCATTCTCTACCCATACCCACATCTAATGTGAAGTCCTCGGCTCCAAAAAATTTTCCTAAACGAGTAATTGGTACATTTCTTTGTGACATATTGATAAATATCTTTATTTCACTTATTATTATAAGTAATGTAATATTGAAAGTTTGGAAACAGGAACTTCACATTTAAGTATTGAACAAAAAGCCCTAAGTATTTTAGAAAATTATGAAGGGTCAAATAACTATATACTTAAAATTAAAAAACAATGTGAGACAAACAAAAAACACATCCCAACTAGAGCTCAATGTGAGTATATAATAACTTATTATACCACAACTCCAAAAGTTGCCAAAAAAT